AAGTCCCCGTTGCGGACCGGGCCGTTCCACTCTGTGACCACACCCGCGGCCTTCAACTCCGCCATGCGGGTCACCGCCGGGATGTGCAGGTCGTACCGCTGGTAGGCGTCCGTGGACCCCGCGACCTCACGCTCCTGCTCGTAGGGGCGGTAGGACCGGATCTTCACCGGGCCGACGTACACCGGGGGGTCCTGCAGCTGCGCTGTCGGGCGGCCCTCGTCATCGGTGGTGACGCCGACCACCCGGTCGATCCGGCAGGTCTCGACCATCCCGCCCTCGGCCTGCCGCTGCAGCTCCGGGATCGCCGTGGCGATCCGGTCCCAGATCGTGGTCACGTCCACACCTCGGGCGGGCAGACGATGTCAGGCGCTCCGTAGGTCTGCGTGGACCCGACGTTGTTGACCAGGCCGGGGAACAGCCACCCCCACCACTCGTCGAGGATGTCGACCGACCCGTCCCTGTACCGGGCGGTCTGCTGCAGATTGCCGTCGTCGACACCCACCTGCTCGGTGATCGACTCCGCACCGAGCGGGTTCCGGGCCTTCCGGGCAACCGCGAGGGTCACCACGTCATCGACCACGTCTGCCGGCGGCGCCGCGGCACCCAGGTACTCCCGGCGCCGCTCGATCGCCCGGTATGCGCGGTCGATCCACGCCGACCACTGCAGGTACTCCGGGGTCGTCGAACCGGGCGTGGCACGGCCAAGCTCGACCGCGATGTCAGCAGGTGTCACAGGCACGGCCTAGCCCTCTCTCTCGTACCGGCACGGTTCGGGGAACAGGTCCCGCACGTACTTCCCGACCAGCCCGTCCCGCCACGACAGGTCGGACGACGACAGCCACGGGCACACCTCGAGTTGGGTGACCTTGTCGGGGAACTGGGTGTCGAGGCTCACCTTGGAGTTAGCGACCTTGACCCCGACCCCGCCCGCGCCGGCCATGTCGTACAGCCCGCGGACGTCGAGCGGACGCCCTTTTGGGTATCTAGACAAAGCCTGGTCAAGACGGGTCTTGTCCCACAGCGACGGGCGGTGACCCTGCCGCGCCAGGACATCCCCATGCCCCTGCTGCTGCATCCACTCCGCGGTGGCACGGATCGTCCGCTGCCACTCGCGGTGCGGGTCGGCGTTACGGGCCAGCCGCCGCAGCAGCGCCCAGGTAGACCCCATGTGGAACGCAGCCCACTCCGTGACCGGGCGGCACAGGTAGAAGTCGTCGTTCATCAACAGGAACGTCTGCGACAACTCCGGCTGCTTGACGACCGCTGCCACCTTCGCCCGGACGTCCTCGTAACGGTCCCCCTGCGAGGCCCGTGCGTCGAGGTGCCGGACACCGACCGCCCAGTCAGGCAGGTCACCGACGACCCACACCTGCCCGAACAGCCCGTCGGCGTTGGCGCACACGCTGCGGAGGGAGTACCGCAGCTCGTCGGCGTCGGTGTGCTTGTACGTGTAGACGAGGTCGGGCGGGGCGATACGGGGCACCGCCCCGCCCTTCCTGCTCATCCAGGGTCAGGCGCTGGCGCCCGAACCGGCCTCGTACTCGTAGGCGACGAAGTCCTCGGCGTCCTCGTCAGCCAGGACGAAGCCGTACTCCGCCTCAGCCAGGACCGCCACGAGGTTGTGCTCCCACAGGGACACGAGGTTGTTGTTGATGGTGACCGTGGCCTCGGTCGACACCCGGTAGGAGATGCCGCCGACGGCGCCCCACGCGCCCTTGGTGAAGTCGCCACCGAACGCGACGACGCTGCCGTTGCCGACACCGTCACCCATGAACGACGGGCGGCCCAGCAGCCGGCCCGGGCGGGCGATGGCCTGCGTCACGTCGTCGGTGGGCAGGTTCACGTACACCGGGTGGCCGACGGAGTCGACCGCGCCCCACAGCAGCGGCTCGACCCGGTCGTCGAGGGCGAAGCCGGTCAGCTTCCGCCCGTCCTCGATCAGGTCCTTCATGCCGTTGACGATGTCGGTGTGCAGACCTCCGGCGGTGGCGGTCGCGGTGCCGAGGGTGACACGCTTGCTGGTGTCGTTCAGGTAGTAGTCGAACGGGCCACCGGCCGGGGTGCCGTCGCCACCGGCGTTGTACGCCACGGCGAGGTCGAAGGCGCGAGCGAACGCGCCAGCCAGCTCGGTGCGCAGCTGGCTGGTGAAGTTGCCCGGGTTGGCCCGGACGACCTCAGCGGACATCACCGCGATCGCGGCGAGCTTCTTCGGCACCATCGGCACCAGGCCGAGGCCCATGCTCGTCGCCGGCTTCTGCCCGGCCTCATCCACCCAGTTCGCGGTGGGGCGGCTGGTGACGACCGGGATCGACTCGCCGTTGATGCCGAGCGGGACGCGGCGGAACAGCTGCTGGAACACCGACTGCCGCTGCGCCTCGTTGAAGATGGGGGCGGCCTCGTTGGGGTTGAGGAACCCCGAGAAGTCACTGGTCTTGGTTGCGGCGGTAATCGCCATCGTGTCCTCCTGGGACGGTTCGGGGCACCGGCTAGGCGATGCCGAGCTTTGCCTTGAGCGCCGCCTCCAACGCGTCGGAGTTCAGCGCCGGCGCCTGCTGTCCGCCCTGGGACAGATCAGGCTTCGGGGTCGTCGGAGCGGCCTCGACAGCCGCGGTGCGCTGCACGAACCGGGTGACCTGCTTGAGCAGCGTCTCCGGGTCGTCGCTGGTGAGGAACAGGGCCGCGTCCTCGTCACTGATCTGGTGGATCTGCACGAGGTGGTCACGGAGGGTCTGCGCGACCCGCTGGGGGACCTGCGCAGCCTGCTCACGTGCGGTCTGCAGCTCGTTCTGGAGCTGGGACAGGGCACGCTCGGCCTTCTCGGCCCGCTCACGCTCCGCCTTGAGCGCCCGCTTCCCCGCGTCACCGAGAGCGGCCTCGGCAGGGTCGCCCTGCTCGTCGGCCTGCGGTTCCTTGGGGTTCTGCGTCGCCTGGTCGGCGGCCTCGAGGTTCTGCTTGACGACGGTGGCTACGTCGGCGGGCGTCGCGCCCTGCTCGGCGGGGGCCTCCGTCGTGGTCGTGGTGGTTGCCTGCTCCGACATGGTTTGCTCCGAATCGCTCGGGACAACCCCGCACCGGCTCGCCCGGTCGGGTGGTTTGTGGGGGCTACCGCAAGTAGCCGTGCTGCCTCAACAGCCGGATCGCGTCAGCGCGGTTGTCCGCGATCTCGTAGATGGATTCCGGCATCAACCGGACCTCGCCGCGTCGACGACGGCGGGTGCCCGCCTCGGTCGTGGTGTAGACGTCGCGGCCGTACACGTTCACCCGCTGCAGCCGACCCCGCGCCCGCCAGCCCCGTTGATTCACCTGGGCTGTGGACATCCCGCGACGGGCGTTGACGACCTTGCTGATGTCCGCGCCGTCCTCGATCGCCCGGGCACCGTTCACCGTGAAGATGTCCTCACGGGAGTACAGGCCCTCCTTGCGCCGCTGGGCGACGGTCAGGTTCGGGTACTGCTCCTTGAGCTGCGCCGCGGTCGGAAGGCTGTTGAAGTACGACTCCGGGTCAGTGGTCAGGTCATCCGCCGTGTCCTCGCCGGCGGGTATGTGCCGGCAGTCACACCCCGGATGCCGGAGGAACCCTGCGTTCCAGCGGTATTTGCGGCCCGCCAGGACCGCGCACCTCGAGCAGGACGGCGGGTTCAACATCCGCACGTACCCAGCCGCGGCCGGCGCCGCCGTCGTAGCGACCGAAGCAGCCTGCCGGGCGGCGTCCTGCACCTGCGTCGCCACGATCCGGTCGAACTGGTAGTCGCTGACCTGCTGGGACCGGGTCAGGTCCAGCAGTGAGGCGATCGGTCGCCCGTCCGAGGCGGTGGCTACGATCGCAGACGGGACTACCAGGCCGACGACCGTGTCGTCGAGGCCCTGCTCGGCCAGCATGACCGGCACCGCCCCAGCCGCATCCCGTGCCGCGGCCATTCTGAACAGGGTGACCACCGCGACCAGGCGAGGTAGCGAACCCCACCGCGCCCGCCGTGCTGCCGTGACAGCGCGCCCGGTGATCTGCTGCTGACGTTCGTAGTGCTCAGACGCCGAGGCCAGCATCGCCGCCGACCTCCGACGTCACATCCCGCAGCAGGCGGTCGATGACGGGGTCCTCAGCCTCCGCCGCGAGCCAGGCTTCCTCACGCTCCATCCGCGCCTCGGACCAGCCCATCTCCGTCCACAGGCCGCGCCGGGACAGCGCCTGCACCTGACGCTGCTTCACCAGGGCGTCCATCCGCTGCTGCACCGTCGGGGTCGCCGGGTCGTACCACTCCGCACGCACCCGGTTCCCGTCGACCCAGTCGCCCGTGGCAAACCGCAACGCCAGACCACCGACCCAGCCGAGAGAGACACCAACCTGCAGGTTCTGGTACTCGATCGACCGGACCAGGGTGATCTCATCGGCGAGGATCGCGCCCTCCGCCGGCGGGTTCGCGGTGTGCAGCCCGAAGTACCGCGCCGGGAACCCGGTCACGATCGACGCCTGACGCCCGTACACGTCCAGCGCCGTCTCGAAGTTCTTCAAGTCCGCCGCGTCGATGCTGCCGACCTTCGCCTGCGGGTTCTTCACCAGCTTCAGCGCGTTGAAATACGCCTCGAACCGGGGGATCGGCTTCCCGTTCTCGTCCTTGAAGTCGCCCGCGTCGACCCCGGTCAGGTACTTGTCCGGGACACCGTGCGCCTCCTGCGCAAACTGCATGTTCGTCAGCGACCGCGCAGCCGCGTCGACGAGGTAGATCATGTCCGCGATCTGCGACTCACCCGACCACGACCCCGACATCCGCCGGTTCAGGTGCATCACGATCGGCACCCGACCCAGCCGGTGCCGGTCCCGGTCGATCTCGACCCAACGGCCACGGTCACGCTGCAGCCACACCGTCTCGTCCGGCAGGTACAGCGTCGCGTACAGCGGGCCTTCACCCGTCTCGTCGTCCGACCCGTAGAACCGCCCAGCAGCCTGGATGCGCTCACGCCGGACGTCCACCAGGGCCGTCATCTCCCGCGGCGACTCCGCCCGGATCAACGGCAGCTCGGGGTCGTCCTCGTTCGACCCCACGGACATGTACGCCCGCCCGTAGATCATCCGGTCCTGGTTGAACAGGGCCAGGTGCGCGTCGAGGTTCGAGGCGTCCGAGATCGCCCGCAGACGAGGGTCGGCGGTGTCCTCACCCGGCAGCATCATCCACCGGAGCTGCTGACGGTCACGGATCGTGTCCACCACCACGCGGCACCAGTTCGTGACCACCAGGAACCGGCGCATCGCCGGCGGGATCGCCATACCCAGCTGCTCGACACGCTGCCGGCCCATGTAATACCGCAGCAGCCGCTCGTCCTCGTGCTGCGAGTCCTGCCACTGCCGCTGCAACTTGTCCAGGAGGGCGGTTTCGTCGGCGTTGAGCGCCACGGGTCACCCCCTCGGGTCAGTCAGCGCAGGAAGATGATGGACGGTCCTGTGTCAGCCCAACCCGCAGCGCGGGCGTCACACGCGGCCTCGTGCGCCAGCACCGAAGTCACCGCGGCGTCGATCTTCAGATGGTTCGCCGGCTTCGCCAGCGTGTACTTGTCACCCGGCTTCGGCAGCTTGCGAGCGTTACGCATGTGAGCCGCCGTGACCGGGCACCCGTCGTGCGACAGCACCTTGCCGCGCAGATCGGACTCGAACCGGCGCACCGCCGGGTACATCCGGTTGATCTGGTTCGTCGGCCACGGGACGAACACCTCGTCGCCCCACTCGGCCGCCCACTCCTCGATCTCCGTCTCCCACGACGTCTCGTCATGGAAACCGGGGTCGCAGTAGACCCGCTCAACCCGGTAACGCGAACAGATTTCCTCCCACGCCACCCGCACCTGGGCGCGAGGGATGCGGCCACCCCACTGCTCCGGGTTCCAGATCGTCGGCTCACCATCAGGCCCATAACGCGGGGTGAAGATGTGCCCGTCGATCGTCTCCAACTTGATACACGTGAAGTCCGACGACTCCGAACCGTCGAACCCACCGCACACCTGCGTCCCGTCCGGCGGGTTAGGCAGCCACAGCACCGGCGTACGCCTCGTCCCACTGGCCCGGCTCCAGCCACGTGCCAGCGCCACGCACCAGACGGTTCCCGAAGAACCGCTCCGCCTGCGCCGGGTCCGTCTCAGCCAGCTCCCGCGCCTCAGCGTCGATGCTGTCCAGGTTGATGTGCTCCGCGCCCCGGTACACGTACTCGAGGATGCGGCGCCGATCCCGCTGCGCACGGAACGACAACGGCGTCCCGTCACCGTG